ATCCTGTAACCCCAGATTTTCAAGAGCGCGTTCTACCGTGCCATCCGATTTGATATCGCCAAACGGATTCTTGCGGCTTAACAGCAGCGCACGAAGCGCGGTAAGTAGCTGATCCGTTTTTTGGGGGGCAGGTTGAATATGTACACTACCAAGAACATTAAGGAGTTCCTGCTGTAAATCACGGGTTGCCCCCTGCTGATTGTTTAAATAATCAGCAGTTACGATGGTTCCTTCTATCCCCTGAGTGGGGTCACCATCATGAAACAATTGATCCGGTGTATTTATCGGGGGCATCAGATTTTGCATTACTGCTCCTCCTTATATGTGAAATGGCAATAAGTAAAAGCGGGTTTAAGCTCTTTAAATGTTTCTTCCAGTACAGGGGCACCAAAGGAAAGTAACGGTTCCCCGGCAGCAGATACTCCGGTTCTGAATCTGTAAGCTGGCGTTTTGCTTCCTGTGACATTAACCTGCCAAATCCATCGGGCATCTGTTATATAGAGACGATCACCACATCGGTTTACCCCCGTTCTGAATGGATGGAGTTCAGTAATTGTTATGGTGTACCCGAGGCTGGCTGCAAGTTGTTTAAAATAAGGGATAGATAACCCACCAGTTGCAGCCATCTTTATAAGAATATTTTCTCGGCGTTCCTGCTGTGTGGCACCGTCGCGGGGTATTACTCCATACACTCGTTCCCAGTCAGATAGCGTCATGGATGCGTAAAATGGTGTGACAGATGCAAGCACTCGTGCAGCTGACGCTTTTACTTCATCCATAATGGCTGCTTCTGCGTTCAGTTCTGCGGAAATATATTTCCCGTTCGGGTCATAGCTGACCGGCGGTAACATGGCACGAAATAAATCGACTGTATTCATGAATTAACCCTCCCGGGGAAACGGCTGAATATCAATATTTCCCGGGCGCAGCCATTCCCACGTTGAGGCGTTAATAATGGCTTTTATGTTGTCTGCTGGCGTAATGATTCGCCGGTCACTGACGCCAGAAATTAATGAAATCTGGGTTTCCAGTTGTGAAATAATTAATTCCTGCCCCGGCTCAAGTCGGTTCATAAAATCCGTGATAACGTCAGTTATCTGCGGTTTTATCTGCTCAACGGTCAGGCCGCTGGTTTTTACCCGGACAACGAAATCCACGTTTTTTTTCGTCGGCGCCAGTACCATCGTGTCCTTCGCTGTGACCGGGCGAACTTCCTCAATATGTGCCAGCACGGCATTAATCAGTTCCTGCGAGGGAAGGTCATTGGCTGACGTAATGGCCACATCAACCGTCCCCAGCCCACGACGCAACGGCTCCACATATGCCGAGGTAACGCCATCCACTTCCAGCGCCCAGCGTTTGTAATCATATTTGTTACCACCGGCGGGCGGCCTGCGCAGAATGTCCAGATAACGCGCCAGCAGGTCGGCGTTGCTTTCCCTGTCTGTTCCACCGGTCAGGGATTTAATCGTCACCGTGCTGTTGATGCCTTCCGGCGGACTGACCAGCGTTGCCGTCTGCGTCGTGGATGCATTCGTCAGTGCCCCCGTGGCGGTGCTTTTTACCGTCACCTCTGCGCTGCCTTCGTGGCCGATGGTGCAGTCTGCTGTGGTGGACACGCTGACACCTTCACCACGAATTTCCGCACCGGCTGGCAGTGTCTTACCGGGAGTGCCGGTAATCACCACCGGACCGGATGAGGCGGTCGCTTTTTTACGAAAAACATTGCGCGTGCGGCAGTGCAGCTCCAGATATTCAGGGTCTGCCGTGTCAGGAAACACCTGACGGAGTATCCACCCCTGATGCATATAAAGCCCGTCAGCCACACCGGATACGGCATTTGCACGAATGCGGTAATCGCTGTCAGCGCTGGTGTCGATGGTTTCTCCCGGCAGGGCGTTAGCGATATCACGTAGCTGGCGTTCTGTGTTTTCAGCAACGCCCGGAACAGGAAACGGCATTACATAATCCTCAAAGGGTGTTCAAATGTCTGCGGTGTGCCCGCGTTATCCGTGACGGTGATTAACAGCAACAGCCAGCCGCGCTGACCCGGTTTCGTGTCAACAGTAATGGATTTTGCCCGCCCGTCATCAAGCAGGGGCTGAAGTGCCTGGCTGGCATACTGCGCCGCCAGCCTGTGAACACGGGAAACGTCTTTTTCCCGCTTCAGTTCGTGCAGGCGTGACCCCAGCAACGCATCCGCCCAGTAACTGCCAAGCGGTGTCGCCAGTCGCAGATAAACCGCGTTATGGAGTGTATAAATCCGGCGGCGTTCGTAGTCGCCGGTTGCAGGTGAAATCGTCTGGTCCATGCCGCCAGTCTGGCAGCATGGACAGGTCAGAATCAGGTGAGGGTGTTCAGCACTTAATTAACCGGCGTGTCAGACATGCCGTGTGGGGTTGGGTGTTTGTGTGTTCCGATTTTAACGCCATTAATGGTGACATCAACGGAGGTAAGCACACCACCCACATGGTTGATGTTGCCTTCAAAAGTGGCAGTGTATCCCTTGCCCCCACTGATGGCCATGCCACCGTTGCCGGTGATTTTGCCTTCCACCGTCAGCTTGTCACTGGCTGTCAGTAACGGTGTTGTGAATGCGGCGCTTTCCTCTGCCTCAACCTCATAGCGTTTGCATTTCACGCGATAAACATCACATTCATGCTCAATAACCCGCCCGCGCTTCAATACGATTTTCGCGCCTTCGTCGGTATACAGGGCCACCTCGCCGGGTTTCAGTTCCGTCAGGCGATATGCGCCGTGCTCTGTGGCCACGATGACGGTATGGGAGGTATTGCCATTCAGCGGAACGGCAATACCCATTGAGCCGGGCGGCGGGGATGTGGTGAGGCCGTAATGCTGAAAATACTCCGCACCATCCAGCTGTTCGCCTGCCAGCCCGTTCAGCTGAAGTAGCTGTACTTTGGTCGAACTGTCCACCGTACCGGTCACCACCCTGAATGCCTGGCGAACGGCGGCCAGTGCCTGCTGTACGCGCTGATTAACCTTGTCCCACATCATTTCTCCCAGACCTTAACAATGGCGACCTCTTTTTTCTTTTTGTTCCTGCGGTGATGGCGTTTCTTCTCGCGCGGGAAGGCGTCAGGTATCCACACGCCGTCCTCCTTAAAGCGAAGCCGGGTTGTCTGCCCGTTCCGGCCTCCGCTGAACTCACGCCCCATCAGGAAAAAGATGGCATCGATGCCGTGGAGTTCGCTGACAATCCGCACACGCTGCCCGGGCTGCCACAGGACACCGTCCGCCGTGCGATGACCTGCAACCAGTGCGACGATATCCAGCCCTGACAGGCGGGCATCACTCATCATTTTTTTTGCGCGCCAGTTCACCTGCTCCAGATTGCTGGTGTCGCCCTGGGTGATTATCTGCGGGCGGTAATAATCCACGGTGGGGTCGGTAGCCACGGCTTTCATGTTATGAATACCTGTCTGGCCACTGTCCGTATTACCGTTGTCCTGCCCGGACAATGTGCGCACGCTGCCGTCCTCGTTCCAGATATCCAGCGGCACCACGGCCACCTGTTTCTTGCTGTCTGCGCGGCGGGCGTGGCTCTGGGCCAGCACAGTAAGTTCGGAGAAACAGCCGTTAATGGACCGGGTATCGTCCAGCTCCATCACGTTGTTCCCGGTGCCGTTCAGCTTCAGAATCAGCGTATCCACCGGCGTGGTGGTGTAGTCAGGGCCACCCACAACCAGCGTCCCGTCAGGCTCAAACCACGGCCATAAGCCGCGACCGGCGGCAGCTTTAGCCAGTGCATCCCACGCACGCATCCCCGGCTCTATAACGACCTTGTCATTACGTGACACACCGGACGCCTGAATACGGATGCGCTGTATCCCCAGCGGTCTGACAATCCTGTCGATGACCTCGTCCAGTGTCAGCTGGTTGGCGCTGAACACCGGCGCGGCACAGTCCACCAGGATGGCGGCATCATCACGCCCGGACAGGGTCAGCGTGCAGCTCTGACGGGATACACTGCGGCGCACGCTGTCCACGCGACCACTGAGCACCGTCTCGTCTCCCACCTGCAAACGGACCGGCGCACCCCGGACGATATCCGCCGGGAACACCTTTTCAGGCAGTCCCAGCTGAAGCTGCCAGCCGTCGGCAGCTTTCAGGAAGTCGCTGTCAATACGATAACTGCTCCAGTCAGAATGCGACCTTCCGGCAATGACCAGACTGATTTTTTCTTGGTTATTTTGTCCAGGCATTAATCACCATCCCGGCGGTTATGTTGTTCGGGTCACGTAACTGCGGGTTCAGACGTTGCAGCTCTGCCGCACGACTGTAATCACCGTACCACTGCCACGCCAGTAACAGCAGACAGCTGTCCGCCTGCACCTGTTTCTGCGTCAGCGGTGGGCGGCGTGACAGAACCAGCAGACCGACATCCTGCACGGATGCCGCCACGTTTTTCATGCTCTGAATGATTTCCGGGTACATCAGTCCCAGCGGTGATGCGCTTTCAGTTATCCGTTCGCGTTCACCTTCATAGCGCTCACGCAACAGCGTGATGGCTGCCTGTAAGCGGGTGCGCACATCCCCGACCAGTCGCCCGATATCCGCCGGTATCAGCTGTTCTGACTGCGCATCATCAACCAGTATCGCCATTGCAACACTGGCCAGTTCAGATGCAGCCTGTATTGCGTAAACTGCTTTCACATCCTGCACATCGTCTGGCAAGGCATCCGCAGGAAGTACCACCTCCGGTACTTTATCGCCACTGACCAGGGCAACAGGCAGCGCAACAAATTCATCCATATCAGTGATGACCTTATTCCAGCAGTTCATCACTGTCGCAGAACTGGCGACGGTCGTCTCTCCTGCCAACCCGGTCCGGGTGGCAGAATCAACACGTTGCAGAACCGGCACCGGTTGCCCGACATCTGATGTGTGGATTTCCAGCACCTCTGCCAGTTCATTGATAAATTTTCCGGGTTCGCCTGCCAGTGACACGATATTATCGACAGTGGAGACAAAATCACTTTTGAACGACAGCAGGGTATTCACCAGTGTGGCACGCACTGTCTGGGCTTTTTTAATCATGCTGTTAACGGTATTTAAAGGTGCAGTAACGGCATCAAAAAAATCACTTAACCGCGCCTGTAAAGTGTCCAGTTCATCAAACAACTGTTGCGCGAACAGCTCCGGTAACGGGGTGCTGAACAACGCGCTACCAGTGCGGTTTTCCAGAAAACTCATGTCAATGGTGCAGCTGTCCGGGCTTTCTGCGTCATGGCGGATGCTGTAGCCGGTCACAATCACCGACGGCACAGAGCCATAAACCGGATGAATCAGTTCACCATCGCCGCCTTCATCCAGGGCGGCAGTCAGTTTTCCGAGTTTATATTCATAGTCATCGCCCCACAGGAACGCCGTCATGCGGAACGGTCGCGCCTTGCGTCCGAGGTCGTGCAAATCGGCCCCGTCAACAAACGGGTATTCATAGACCGCATGGTCGCGGCTGATTTGTTCGTCCGTGTTAAGCACATCAAACTGCACACCGCGAAAGGAAGCGTTTTGCAGGTTTTCAGCCCAGCCCATCAGTAAGTTCCTCCCGTACCTCTGTTACCGTCCTGAAGGTTGTATTTGTTCACTGCCTCCGCCACGACCTGACCATCGAGCACCAGTTGTGTGGTGAAATTAATGGGGCTGGCAGGTGGCCCCCAGTGCGTGAGGTATTCCGGCTGGGTGATGTGTCCGGGTTGCGTTGATGCCGGTTCAGGCGTTGTGTTTCCTGCGGCTTTGTTTACCTGCGCCGGTGATGGCAGGGCATCAGCTGCGGCTTTTTTCCTGTCTTCCTCCCAGCGCCTCAACCATTCTTCGTTTTCGGTGGAATAGCCTTCCCCAAACTGCCACCATGGCTGGTATTTTTTGCGGGCGGCGTCGATTTCTTCCTGGGTGTATCGGGCGCGGATGCGTTTCCAGCGTTCTTCGCTTCCTTCGACGGCGGCGTCTTCCTCCGGGCTGGTTGCGGTGGCCAGTGCCGTAACAGTGCCACCTAAAGAAAGCAGGCCACCGGCAATACCGGGGAATTTAAATCCTTTGCCTTTTTTGACCGTGTTTTCAATTACATCACCAACAACCTCGCCAGTCTTGCCACCGGGTTTACCCCCGGTCAGGATTTTGATCCCGGCCCATGTCAGAGCCGCTGCGGTCATCGCTTCAATCGCAGTTGTGGCACCCACCACCGCCGTGGTCAGCCCCGGAAACTTTTCACCCGCCCAGCTTATGGCATCGGCCACAGTACCGGACGCATCAGCCAGCTTTTTCATGCTGTCCATTTGTGAAAATTCAAGCGTGTTTTTAGCCTGTTCGGTTTTAAAATCATTGAGGCCGGATATGAATCTGAAATCAACATCCCCCGCGCGCTGGCCTTCCGGCAGGGTACGTTGCTGATTAATCGCGTCTTCAACCTTCTTACGGTATTCCGGGTTGTTACGGTAGGCTAACAACGCCATCAACGCCTGACGGTCTGCAACCAGTTTCCCGACACCAAAGCCTTCAAGGAGTTTTGCCATCGAATCGTAAACAGCCGTCTGTTCACCTTTATCCCGGGCAGATGACAGTTTCTTTTGCAACTCCTGATAGCGTTTATCGTTGGCAACGATTTTATCTATCAGGCTGGAAAGCGCGTCTATCGGATCCAGCCCATGCTTGCGCGCTTCAGTCAGCGTACCTGAAAAATCAATCCCTTTACCGTTGTAATCAATGCTCTTTGCCGCAGTTTCAATATCATGGCTGGTCAGTTTAGCCAGCAGGTTAACCACGTTATTCCCTGCTTCATCACTGCTACCAGCCGTGATCGCGGCGGCTTCATTCAGCGCAAGAATCTTGACGAAATCATCCTTGCCTTTCATTCCCGCAGCTGACGCAGATCCCATTTGTTGGGATAACCAGCGGGCCATATCGTTCAGTTCAAAGCTGCCTTCTTTTCCTGCCGCAATCGCCATATTCAGGACAGTGGAAATATCTTCATCCCGGAATCCAAAGGTCTTTTTGCCCTTAAGCATCACATTAGCCAGGTCTGTCGCTGATGCACCAGAAGCCGTGGCGTATTTCATCAGTTCAGGTAGCCACTTGCTGGCTGTGTCAAATGAAATACCGCCATCTTTCAGCAGGGCATCCAGTGTTTCGGCTGCGTCTTCTTTCGTACCGCCGCCATAGGTCACCGCGTTACGGACGCTGCTTTTCATCTGCTCAAGACCGGCTTTGCGCCCCTCCAGCCCGCCATCACTGAAGGCGGTATTGGCCATCATTGCCAGCTGGCGTTCGTAGCTCATCTGCTTTTTGACCGGCTGCGCCATAATGGCAGCACCTGCTGCAATACCACCGCCTATTGTCACGGCATTCCCGCCAAATGCAGCCGCACGGGCAAAACGCCCCCGTTCAGGGATAACAGGCGTTTTCGCCATCTTCATCTGAGCCTGAGTGACGCCATCCAGTTCACGCTTGAGTGCCCGGGCTTTTTCCCGGGTGGCCTGCATGGCGCGCTCCTGCTCCTGCGCAGATTCAAAACCGGCGCGGGCCAGACGGTTATAGCTGGCAACCGTCTGATAAATTTCACGCCGGATCTCGCGTTCTGCACGAATACCGAGCGTTTCCCGGGCACGGGCGGCACGCTGTATCTCTTTTGCCGCCTTTTTCGTGCTGTTAACGCTTTCCTGCCCGGTACGCGTCTGCTCTGCGCCTGCCTTCCGGGTTGCCTTTGTTACACCTTCGGTGGCTTTGATAACCTGTTTTTGTCCCTTTTCCAGAACCTGCGAGGCTTCGTCCTTCGCAGTCAGGGTCATGCCAACTTTGAAATTACCGGCCATTTTTCTGTTTACCTTTTCTGCGTTTCTTTCTGAGGGATTTAAATGACTGGCGGGTGGTCTGTGAGGTGTCCTTTCTTCCTGAGCCGCCGCCGTTCAGCCTGTCAACGGCGGCAAGCCAGCCGTCCAGCTCGGGACGGCTCATGGTCATGATTTGTTCTTCGGTTATTCCGTAGCGCCCGAGGATAAGGACTGCGAGCCGGAGTCCGGCGAGCCGGGATTCCCGCCGCTCCGCTTTACCTTCAGGACGTTGCGTGATGCCAGCAGAATATTAAAATCTTCCGGCGTCATGTTGTCGTGCAACAGCTCCGCCGTCAGTTCTTCCTGCGGAATATCCCCCAGACGGACCAGCGTTGCCGCCATTACCGCACAGCGGTAGTAATAATCCGCCGCGAAGCCGTCCACTGTCTGAAAGCGTTCTTCAGTTTCTTCCAGTGCCTGCCCGTTATCACGCATGACCGGCAGACGCAGCTCAAAGTTTTTATGAATGATGCCGTTAAACTCCACACCATCGGACAGTTTGCCGATCTGTGTATTAATCAAAGTCATCCTGTCACCTTCCTGAGTGCAGCCAGTTTGATATCAATTTTCGCTTCATTATCGACGGTGTATTTCTCACCCACTTCGGTTGTGAAGCAGTCCAGATAGGAGGTGCGTTTGCCTCTTTTACTGAGCGGGTACAACGAGATTTTCACACCTTCAAGGTTTTCCCAGTCCGGCTCGTTGGTATCAGGGATCACCGCCGAAACGGACAGTTCATAGGTGCCAATGCCCCGGGCAAAGCCTTTGGCCCTGCCGGTTTTGTTCATGGTCTTGACCAGTTTTCGCCCGGTGTTGATCTGAACATCAAGGTCGGTGATCTCGATTTCCTGGCTGTCCACCTCCAGCACAATCGAGCCAATGTATTCATGCAGAGACATTTACCGCGCTCCTTACAAAATCATGTCGATGCGACCGGCAAACACATGCAGGCCGTTAACCACGTCGGCAGGGATCGCGCAGTCCAGGCGATTTGCATCTTTCCCGTTTCGCTGAACGCGCAGCTTTGCCTTGTTCGCTTCCACGTTCTCAAGAATTTCCGCTTCCTCCAGTTTGATCAGCACGTCATACAGTTCGCTTTCCACTTTTGCGATAGTGCGGGAGCTGAGTTTTTCACGCGGGAAGCGGAGACTGATACGCTCGCGGCACGCCTTGCGGGTGTAGTCCAGCGTTCTGATGGACGTGATATCCAGTAGCGAAACATCAGCCACGCCCTGCGCGTTCACCGTGTACGTACTGACCGCACGCACAATCTGCACCGTGTTACCCGGGCCAACCTCAACCGGTGTCAGGCCGTTATGCAGGGCGTTTTCCTGCTCGTTACGGCTTTCGCGCTGTGACATGGCGACCACATCCAGCCCGGACAGCGCCAGCGAGTTCAGCGGGCGTGCCGGGTCTTCTTCGCTCGCCATTACTGCGCCGTAGATGGCAGCCAGTACCGCTGGCAACTTCACGGAGCCGCGATACCAGGGAACGGACACGCGCCCACTGTTCACACCGGCTGCCAGGGTGATCCCGTTTCCGAGACTACCTGTCCAGCCCGCACAACCAATCGCGCCACGCTGTTCCATCGCGTTCCCGGTTTTCTCCAGGTGCTGCTTCAGGGCGGCAAGGGCTGGCGTGGTACTGAACGGACAAATCAGAATGTTGTGACCGGCGGCAAAGACCGCATCCAGTGCGGGCTGAATATCCGGGTCCATTTCGCCGCTCGCCATCGGCGTGGTAGCCACTACAAGGCCGGTTGCAGTGGTGGATACCAACAGGGTGATATCATTCCCCCAGGTACCTTTGGTCCGGGCGGTCACTGTCAGTTGAGAGGTGTCAGATTTGTATTCCCCCGTGACCAGAAGCGATGGCGTCTGCGTCATTGCCGTCACCAGTGCCGGAATGATTTTCGACGGTTCATCCCCGACGTCCACATTAATGGCGATCTGCTCGCCAGCAATCCATACCGACAGCGTACCGCTGCTGGTTGCAGTGCCGGTGACTTTAACTGCGCCTGTTGCCGCTTTTCCTGCACCACCGTCTGCAATACCGATAACATCCAGTTGCAGATAGCTGTTGGCGTTAATGGCCGCGCGCGCCATTGCTGCGGCCAGTGAACCGGTCCCGAAATACAAATCCGCTTCGTCTTCGGAATACACGGAAACCGCATTCAGGGGGGTGGCGGTGCCATCAGGCAGCATCGGGCCAATCACCAGAACACGCTGTTCGTTACCCGGCAACGTGTTAACGGCCAGCCGGGTATTGAACTCAAAATGTACACCGGGCTTACGGATACTGCCCGAAATGGTGTCAAACTGAATTTCACTCATCTGAGCCCACCTGTTTCTCTTTCTTCGCCTTCGCTTTTTCTGGTCCGGTGTCCTGTTCTGCCGTTTCAGGCTCTTCAGCCACCAGAATCAGGTCACCATCCTGAACAGCGCGCCGGTAATAAGCGGTGTTTTCAACGATCACCGCTTTCGTGGTGATGTATTTCCGGGCGTTATCCTCCATCGGGAACTTCATCCCGGGAGCCGCCTTAACCTTCATTTTGTTCATGCTGTTGCTCTCTTAATTCATCCAGACCACAGATATCTGCGCCGTATTGCGTACCAATTCGCAGTAAATCCGGGTCAGGGTCTGACAGACGGCCGTGGTAACGGTTGAAAGCCATATCCGCTTCTGCACCGCGCTCCGGCCATTTGCCGTTTTCCAGCGCGTGCTCCACCCAGCGGGTATCAAACTCACAGGCAAACACGGACATTGCCCGCTCTGCCACGCCAGTGTTAAACAGCGTCCTGACCCGCCCGGGTTCGAAATAATCAATCTCCAGCCCCAAATCCTGACCGGTCAGCAGGCGACGGACGGATTCAACCAGCAGGTTTGTACCGACCTCATCCCGGACGGTGCCTCCCTGTCTGGCGCTCTGTTCGCTGCGGGTGTTGTAATCACCCACCACAACCACAAAGCGTCCGGTGGCAATGTATTTCCGGCGTGACGTGGAATAGCGTTCGGTTTTCGCGATGCCGCCGAACGTCACCCAGACTGCCGGAAGGCTGCGAACAATCCGGCCCGGGTCTTCATCCAGTTCACCGGCATAGGTGCGGACTTCCCGCACCATTTTCCCCAGACCACAGCGCAGACGCTCAACCAGCGCCCGTTCAATTTCAGTAATCAGAATGCACCTCCCCGCGTGGACTCACGCCCGAACTGACGGGAGCCGGAGCGGATACGCACCTGTGACGATGACTGGATCACGCTGCCGGACGTATCCCGCCCGAGGTTGATTTGTCCTGCCGCGACTTTCTCCAGAAAGCGGATGGCGTCCCGGTAGCGCATCTGAATTTCTTCTGAGCAGATACGGTAATCGGTCGCCAGGTGATAACGGGCGATATCGCAGCAGTAACCCACCAGAATCCCCGGGCTGTCAGGCCACGGGGTCCGGTAACGCCCCACCAGATAGCCATCAATCTGGGCACTGGCACGCGCAAGCGCGGAGGCCAGCTTTTCCTCGTTGATAAGCCCGGTCATCTCTTCATCCGTCAGTGTGCACGCCTCGCGTTCACTGAACGCCCTGATGAACTGTTCCGGTGTGGCGTAAGACATGGGTTACTTCTCCTTCTTGTCCGCTTTCTTCGCCGCTTTAAGCTCCGCAGTCAGGTCCTGGACCTTCCGGCGTTCTTCTTCCAGCTGCGCCGTCAGTTCGCTGACTTTCTGACGTTCGGCATCCAGCTGTGCGGCCAGTTCATCACCCCGGACCGCGTCGTTCTGGCCGGACGCTTTATCGCGCTCCACCACAATCAGCATGGGGTCAGCCTTCAGCACCGCCAGCTGTTCCGGGGTGAACGCATCCACAGGCCATGCCTTCGTGGTTGCGCTGTGTGCCACACCGCAGCGGCGAAAACCCTCGCGGCGGGCGGTAATTTCAATCACCTTTTCCATGCATTACTCCGTCGTACCATCAGAACCAAATGCCATCTGCCAGAAGCCGTAACCGCCGTTACAGCGCGCTTCGGCACCAAACAGGAACTTCTTACGCCTGAACACGTTGTCGCTGTTGTAGTCCGTCTGCTCCACAAAAACAGGCTTTTTACGCAGCTGATAAATCAGCGGTTTCACCGGTTTGGTGGTGTCAAACAGGAACCACGCAGAATCCGACGCCAGCTCCGGCATCACCAGCACGTCGGCGGTACTGCGGTACGGGTTCGGCGTACCGTCCGGGAACTTCTCGGCGGTCATCAGGTAGTTCGCGTCATCTTCCAGCGCCGGTGGCACAACCAGCAGATTCGGGCGAATTTTGAGGGATGCGCCTTCGTCATCTTTCAGGCTGCGCATGGCAGTACGGGCGGCACCGTAGGAGGCTTTCGCCTCGGCAAGCGAGCCAACTTTGAGTTTTTTGGTGCCTTTATTGGACACCGATTTACCGGCGACCAGGTGGTCGGTATCAAAGAACATCTGGCCGTCGTAACAGGGATTGGTAAAACCGTTACTGATAAGGGACGCCACAATATCTGCCGGGAGTTCTGCCGCCGACTGTCCGGCTCCTTTTGCCTGAAGGGCATAGCCCATAATCTGGTCGTCCTCGATGTCGTTACGATCGACTTCAACCGTGGCTTCCCAGTCCTTGTTACGGATGGTGTAGTTAAATGCCGCCAGTGATTTAACGACCTTGTCGCCAATCCACTCGCGCATTTTCGGGAAACGACTTAACCAGCTGTAGTCGTTTTCCTTGCCGTTTGATGGCACTTCCATTGCCACCTTCTGCCAGTCAGTTGGCGACTGGTCGAAGGCTTTCTGGAAGGTGGCCTTCAGATTGATAAAAATCTGTTTGACGTTTTTAACGTTGACTAACACGTTTTGCTCCTTAACTGAAATGAACCCAGACGCCATCGCCACCGATGCCGATCACTTTCCCGGCGACAGGACGGGCGCTGCTGTTGTCGGTTTTTGCCACGGTCACGCTGTCTTCCACGTAGCACAGCTTGCCGACCTGCGATTGCGTGACCGGGTCTGAGGTGCTGTTCGCCATCAGAAAATCTTTGCCGCAACGCACCAGAACGGTGGCGTCGCCATCGCTGCCCTTGCTGTTATCCACCCAGTCATCAGACACGCCCAGCGTAATCTGTGAGGCCGTGGCACTGGCCGGAACGGCATAACCGGATGCGTTAACGGCCACCATATGACCACCAAAAATTTCGGTCGCAGCGGCAACCGGCACCGGGTTCAGTTCGCCGTCACGGTAGGGGGTATTGCGATCCATTTACTCATCTCCTGCGTAACGGGCGACATCCTCTGGATCGACGCCCATCATTGAACAAATGGCGATATCGACATCGACGTCATCGCCGGTTTTAATCTGCGCCGGGGCAGGCGACGGCGTTTTGGGGGCTTTGCCGCCGGTCTGTGTCTGACTGAGCGCAACAAGTTTCGGTGCGTTCTCCAGCCAGGACTTAAAGCCGTTGATATCGCGGCTGGCGTAATCTTTCGCCCAGTCTTCCTGTGCCGGAAGCAGTCGCCCGTCAGACAGCGCCGCCTGAATCAGTGTCCCGGCTTCGGCCTCACCGGACTGTTGCGCCAGTGCGGCATAACGCCCCTGAAGTTCTTCGAAGGCAGCAAGGGAAATGTGTTTTGACGGGTCATAGGCACTGGCTGACAGGCTGGCGATTTGCTCATCTTTCTGATTCAGCAGGGCCAGCAGGCTGACGGATGCCGCCGCCGTTCCCTGACCGTTCGAAATCATGTCAACGACCTTTTGCAGCTCGTTTTTGATATCTTCCGCCGTTGAGGTAACCGGGAGGTTAAGCATCCAGCGCAGACTGGACAGCAAATCGTTTAACAGTTCTTCATCCACTGTTGTGGTCTCCGTTTCAGTTGACAGACTCGCCAGACGGCTGGCCGCAGCCAGCATGACCGCGTCCATACCGTCCAGCGCCGGGGTATTGGTCAGTGCGGCGTGTAACAGTTCAATGACTTCGCCGCGCCGGTTGTATCCAAATACCGGGGAAATAAATTTGTACTCACCGGCGGCAATCATGGCCGCCGCGTTCTCCGTCCACTCCACACCGATGGCATACAGGCCTGAACCTTCACGCCATTCCACCTGGCTGAACCAGCCCGCCGCCGGGGCGGGCTTGCCGTTGTTTACGGCGCGCAGCGTCTGATGTTCGTAATCAATGACAAAAGGCGTGGTACGGGCGGCCACCTGCGCGACAAGCTGCGCGGCCAGTTCAGCGGTCAGCACCCATTTACCGCTTTCGACTTCATCTGTATACGGGCGACCATCCACCGCGCTGAACTCGCCCGCCGGTAACAGCTGGATTTCGCTGTGGGTTGCTTTAGTAATTTCGAGGCTTAACGCCGCAATGTTCATCTTCATACGCGGCATGATGACGGAAGGGGAACACGGGGTACTGTGGAGGGTGTTCAGCACCCTGCCATAACGGGAAAGGATAAAAGGGGAAATAAAACCGTTTTTAAAACCCTTTTAAAAACGATTCTGACGGCATTTATGGGGTGCGGTGCTGTTATGCCTCATCCGTGAGGCGTTTATGCCGTCACAGCCGATTACAGCGCGTTTGTCGCCATTCAGTCAATCACACGCGCAAAATAGCGGTTTGCGGTGTTCTCCAGCTCGTCGATGTCGTCCTGCACGAGCTGAAGGAAGGGGCGCGCGGGCATGTTGACCGTATATGCCCCGACAGTTGCGCTCTGCACAAAATTACTGTTGCGCTTTTTCACAAAGCGGGTGCTGACGCTGCCGTTTTTGTACTGTTTAAAATACAGGTTCTGCGTCCGTGCCTGATGGCGGATTTCGCCGCCTTCGTTGTGGATACGGGCATAACGGACGTTTGTCCCGACCGTGGCCTCGTTATTGTTAACCGCAGAGCGGATACTGGCAGCCAGTCGCCCGGACTTCTGAAGGATTTGCCCGGGGCCGCGTCGCTTCGCATAAGCCGGACTCCAGCCCATCCATTTCGGGCGACCCTGTTGTTCAAAGTTAGTCTCAACCGCATCCAGTATGGAACCCGCAAGTGCCGTCATCAGATCGCGCCGGTCCTTCACGGAGCGAATCAGTTTCCCCAGCGTGGTGTTATACGCGCTTAAATCAATCTTAATATCCAGTTTACCGTTGCTCATGATGCCTCCGGGGCGTCCTGCATAACCCAGTCTGTCAGCACGTCATCCTCAACCGTCACCACCGACCAGCGGTCGCCCGACTGTAACGCATACCGCCACGCGTTGCCGTCCTGCGTGACATGCTCCGCCCGTTCGATGGTCTGCTGCATCAGCACATAATCAGCGGTGGTCGGGGGCGCGTCTGTTGCACTGAGGCGCTTCATGACGTCAGCCGTAAGGTTTACCGTCTGCCGTGCAGCGCCCGTGGCGGCGACCTGTTCCGGTGAACGGATGGCCAGCGGATATCGCTGGCGCGCATCCAGATCGCTGACGTTCGCCATCCCCCGGGCAAAGTCCGGCCCGGTCAGGGTGCCAGTGACGTACTGGCGGGCGCTGCGGTAATCGTATTTTTCCAGCTCCGGTTGCCATGCCACCCGACCGGGATTAAAACCGAAGCCCGGGTCGGCGGTATACACGGAGCCGTCCGGCATCTTCAGCCCCATTGTTCTGATGGTCTGGCCCGGCTGGCCATATTCCTGCTCAACCTCAACCAGTCGCCCCTCGCTGCTCTGTACCGTCAGGCCATATTTCTCCACATCCGACGCCGAACGCGCCCGGATACGGCAGCGGCATCCGTATCCGTCCGGCGCGTAGAAATACTCCCAGACCGGGTCATCCGCCCGGGCGGTAAAACCGTTCAGGGCGGCGTGTTTCGGGCGGGTGTGAAGGTCCATCACCGCCACGCGCTCAAAATAAGGCCGGTCGGCCACGTTCGCCATCTGCTGCTGATAACGCCCGGCGTTATATGACGACTGAATATTGGTATCAAATATCGTGCGCAACCGGCGCGGCGTCAGCTGTCTGCCATGCAGTTCGCCGGTGTCCTCGTCCACAATCAGCTTTTTACCCAGCCAGCCTTTTGACTCCAGCAGTGGTTCCATTTGTGCTGCAAACTCCCGGAACGTCCCGCCGTCAGCCAGTGCCGCCGTCAGGCCATCACGGATATCCTTCAGCACATCCAGTTTCAGCACGCCTGCCACCGTGAACGCCCGGGCGTTGGCGATATCCTTCACATCGTGCCAGCGGAAGCCGATAACGTATCCCTTGCTTTCGAAATACTTAATCGCTTCTTCCGGTTTCAGGGTGTACGCATAACCCAGGTCAACATCGTCAGCTGTCGGCATTTAGTCGCCCCCAGATATCCGCCACAAAGAATGCCTGTGTCAGCAACTGCCGCAGCGTGTCATCCGGCAGTTCCGGCCAGGCTTCCGCCAGTACGTTCATGGCCTCGTCCGCATCCCGGCCTTCCTGTATGGCCTGCACCAGCGGGGCCACCAGTTCGTTCATCCCCTGCGCGATGGCCTCTGCCGGAAGTTCTGCCCGGTCGATGGCGCGTTGTGCCGGGTCGTCCTCCTCGTTGTCCTGCTGACTGAGTGCTGCAACATTCAGCCGCTCACGCAGCTGGCTGAGGCCCGCCTGCACAGGGAGACGCTGTGCCACCGGCACCAGTACCTCTTCGCCGTCTTTCGGGGTGGGGATACCGGTTTTTTTGCGCACCCACGACGCCGGGATATCCTTCATCCCCACATTGTTGAGCAACACGCTGACGGCTTCCGCCACACCCTTAATGTCAGCTTCCTGCTGCACATCAAACACCAGGCGCGGAAGACGGCGTGACGGGATATCCTGCCAGCCGTTGAGACTGGCCATCATCTGTATCAGACTGCTGAACATGCCGGACAGCTGGCGTGCATCAGCGGTCAGAATGTCGTGCCGGACCTCGTTATGGACATTACCCAGTGCGTTGGTGGAGGTTTTACCGTCGGCCTGGCTGGTCAGCGTACTGCCCAGAATCACTTTTGAGGTGGTACGCTCCGCCCATTCCACCATCGACATGAATGCCTCCGGTCCGCCGGATGCAGCTTCCTTGAACTCGATTTCGTTACCCTGCGGCAGGGCTGCCACCGCTTCATGCCCCAGATTGACCAGCGCCTCAAGAATGTTGTCCCGGTCCGCGTCACTGGTGCCCTGTGCATAGTACGCAATGCGCGCTGGAAGACCGTAAATCTCCAGAAATTCCGCCATATCACGCAGCGCAAAGTTTTTAAACAGATACGGCCAGACCAGTACGCGGAACAGGCCGGATGAACCCAGGAACCCCGACCGGGCGTTGTAACGGTGAACCAGCCAGCCGAACGGCCACAATGCGGAACCGTCCTTACCGTCTTCCCCACGGTTGCCGTCATCCAGCCGGAGTTCGTCATTGTGTTCCGGCAGAGTTATGAACCAGTTATGCGGGCGCAGCGTCACCGCATCCGGTAACCATGTTTTATCCACGAACGCCCAGCTGATTTCCTGACAGCTGAAGCCGTAACCGACACTGCTCATCCCGTTGAGGATGATGTCCTCCATGTCCGGGATGCCGTGCAGCCATTCATCCACGGCGGCGGCCAGCTCCTTTTCTGCCTTCGAGGCATTGCGGGGCGGCTCCACCGACCAGTCCAGCGTCAGCAACGCTTTTTTGCGCTTTTCCATCTCGGCGAACAGATGGCCATCACGTTCTTCCATATCCGCAAACAGCATCGCCTGCGCCGGAAGATAACCGCGTTCGGCTGCTTCCAGAATACGCGGCAGTTTTCTGATGTTCAGACCACGGGACGGGTGATCGGGATAGATGCGCAGTCGTTCCGCCACTCTGACCGACTGCGTTGTTTTGAGTGCCTCACGTTTCAGCGGGCGTCCGTAAATATCAACAAGCTGTGCCATTAATTACCATCCTCCTGAACCAAAACGCCCGCCACGGTCACGCCCGCTGCTGCGTGGGGTGTGTATCTGAAATTTTGCGCTGCGCGATACCGCCAGCGTCCACAGCATGTGCAGACAGTCCGGGCCATCATCGTGGTCGGCTTTGGGGTAGTGGCGCAGCTGGTCAATCAGCGTCTGATGTGCCGGACTGATGCGGATCAGGCCGTTGGCCATATGCGGCTGAAGGGACTCAATACGCAGCGCTTTATCCTCCAGCGGGATGACCGGCAGCGCCGGAACCGGCACGCCCAGCGCCGCCGAACGCTCAACCAGCACGGTACGCAGAAACTCCTGAAACTGGACGGACTCAAACGACCAGCACAGACAGTGGTATTCCCGCTGATACTTAATCACGTCTTCGATAAGTTTGTTTGGTAGACGTCGGCGGATATCGGCTTCAACCACATCCAGAATGCCGGTAAAGCGGTTAAAGCCCCCCACGAGAATGGCCGACGGGTCGCGGTTTTTGTTTTTCTTCCCGAGACTGGGGTCAACAGCACCATAAAACACCCATTCATCAAGACGGTTAACCCAGAACTTAATGCAGCCCGCAAACAGCGCATCTTCACCGCTGACCGGGTCGTTCTGGTATTCAGAATCAAAGGTGTCATGACCGTCACGGACACGGATTTTCATCAGTGCCAGCAGGGGACGCGCCGCCCATGACACCACCGACCCGGCGAGCATGTCGGCTTCGTTCTGTCGGTAAAGTGCCTCTGCTGCTTCCGGCTGTTTGTTGCGGATGAGTTCTTCCCACTCGTCCCACAGCTTCATATTGGCAGGCCACTGAATGACGGCCTTAAAACGGGCCGTTTTCCACATCGGGTTATTGAGTGTGCGCGACAGTACGGAGTCGTAATGCAGGATGGTTCCGATATAAATAATATCTGTTTTACCACCAGCCTCGCCCAGCGGCATCACGGTTTTGGTGAGCCAGTCATGCAGCTTGTCGCGCTGCTCCGGGTTACGCACCATCTCGTCGTTCTCGATGTCGTCGAGGATAACCAGGTCAGGACGGTACGGACCGTGGCGCAGACCACGCAGCTTTTTACCACTACCGGCAACGGTCACCTTGATATTGTTGGCCGTGACGATGGTCCCCATACGCCAGACGCGACCCTGCCCGCACACTTCCGGGAAATCGTTTTTTAAACGGGGGTTAAATTCCAGTTCAGCCTTGATGGCTTCCAGCATCGGATAAGCCTGGTCGATACTGTCCATAATGATGACCGGATAATGCTTAATGGCCCGGATAATGGTCCACAGGGTAAACAACTGAGTCACCAGCGTGGATTTTGCTTCACCACGGGGCGCGGCGATGGCGTCGTTCTCCGGGTCCGGGCTTGCCACAACCTGTGGCAGACGGCTGAACAGGTATTTATGCAGCTCGCTTTTTGCCGGGTTGCGGACGTAGTGCGGGAAATAGTTTTCGACAAAATAATCGTAGCCCGTCACCGGGTCACAGACTGCCGCCCGGCGGGCCTGTGTGGCCTGCGGGTTTACATCGAACCCCAGACATTCAGCCTCGATGGTCTGGCGGAGGTTGGCGATGTACTCCTGCAGGCTTCTCTGAAACTCTTTAATGGAAAGTTTACATTTTGCCACGTCACACCTGCGCTGCTTCTGCCTGCGCTTTTTCGATACGTGCGCAGGCGATATCAAAATACTGGTTAGTCATTTCAATGCCGGTAAACCGTCCGCCACGGGCAAGTACCGGGATGGCGGTGGTGCCGCTTCCCATAAACGGATCGAGAACGTGCGCATCCGGTGCCAGCGGTTTAACCAGCTCGGCCATCAGCTGAACCGGCTTTGCGGTCATGTGCAGTTTTTCGGACGGGACAACACGCTGCGTAATCACACCCGGGAACGGGCCACCGTGCGGACATTTGTCGAGTTTTCCGTTGCTGCCCCAGACCACATACTCGGCCTGATGCCGGAAATAGCCGGTGTGTGGCGCACGGGAAGCCTGCGTTTTATCCCAGACAACAAGACCACGCCACAGCACACCACCGGCCTGAAAAACGTCGGTCATGGTGGGAAGCTGTCGCCAGTCACTGAACACCATGACATAACCACCGGGGCGCACAAGGCGGGCAGCCCCGGACATCCACAGGGTGCTCCAGTATGCCCAGCTGCGCTGGTCGCGGTTATCCCCGCTGAACTCGGCATACTGGGTGTGACCGACATACTTGTCCGAAGGGGCCATGCTGCGGTCTGATTTATGTGTGCCACCACTGCTGTAAGGCGGGTCGGTAATGACGGCATCAAAACGTTCGGATAACGCCGGCAGCACATCAAGAACATCACCGCAATACAACGTTGCGTTACCAATAATCTGTTTTTGCATTACAAATCCCGAATATCAGACGGCCCGGAAAACCGGGCCGCTGTGGTTAACTGAAATTATCCTCAAGCTCTTTAGCGAAGCCTTCGAGCACCTCAAGAAACGGGGCATACTGTGCCGGGTGACGCTCCTTGATGAACGCGCCGAGCCGCTGCACCACTTCCAGTGCCGTGGCGAGCCGGTCGGTTTCCGGCAGGATTTTTTTGCTGCTGGCCACCGCCTTACTGAGACTGTCGGACAGACTCGCCAGCAGTTCGACGGACTCCTGCGGCGGGATGTCCGGGTTCTGGTTCAGCCGTTCAAGCGTCGTCTGACACTTCACCACCAGACTGATAAGCACGGTGCGGGCGACACTTTCCAGTCCGTCACCGGCGAGCGCGTGAGCGGCCCGCAGCTTGTCCCAGTCGTCGCCGTTCTTCATCGCCTGCGTTTTCCAGCGCCGCGCGGTGTCGTGCGGCACGGCGAACTTCATGGCGACGATATCCAGCGGAAGCTGGTCAAAGATGTACCCGTTACGGACTTTGTCCCTGATATCCTGTGACCACGCCATTAAGTGTCCTTCTGAGCCTGTTCAATCCTGCGCTGAACTTCGTCGGGATTTTCAAGAACAAACACGTTTTTCCCGGTATCCAGTTCAATGACCGTGCCATCATGTGTACCGTACTGACGGTAAAAATGGGTGATGCGTTCAGCGAGCACCATGACAGCGCCAGCACCTCCTGAACCTCTGTATTCTGTAAATCTGATAATGCTCACTGTGTCAGACCTTCGAAAAATCAGTTCTGTGAACACTGCCGGATGCCGTCAATAATCCGGCAGACCTGCGCCGCCGCGTCTAACAGCTGTCCCGTTCTGTTAATGTCTGTGCATCCCACCGGAAGCAACATCACCAGAAACAGGGCCAGAACACAGCGCGCGGCTTTACGTGGCGTTCTGTGGGTCCAGTGCTGACGCGTCATATCGCCACGCGCTCCTTCAGCCAGCCATAAACAAACGATTCGTTAGCCTCGCGTTTCTCCGCCAGTTCCAGATAGCGGTCCCCCTGCGTACAGTTCAGGGCCGTCAGCATCACCCGTTCACCGTCCTGACCGCGATTATTCAGGAAGGCGCGCAATGCACTGATGGTACGAGGCCCGATGCGTCCGTCTGCGTCCATATCCGGGTACAGCCTGCCGCGCAGATTGAACACATTCAGCCAGCGCTGAAGCATTCTGGACGCCACGGTTGGCCCCATATTCACACCGGTATCACACAGCTCTGCGGCAATATCAGGGGATAATGCGGCGACCTGGTCGAATCGCGGACCGTACCAGTAATCGGCTTCAAGGATGTCCAGCGCCTGCTCGCGGGTTAAATCGCGCATATCACCACGGTATCCGTGGGCACGGGCGACTTTTTCCGTAATGCCCCATTTGGTCGGACCGCCCTTATCATCCGGGTGATTGACATAACCACCTTCTTTGCCCAGGACTTCATCAAAAATTTTATCTTTTGATTTCATGTGGATGCCTCAGTAACGAAAGGATTTTTGACAAATTCCCGTGCGCCCACACGATAAGCGCACAGAAAACCAGATTCAGCGCCACAACCAGCCAGCTGGAATGTGTGTACGTACCGGACAGCCAGCGGAACGGGATGATGACGTAGCCGAGCATCAGCCAGTACGCCAGCCAGGTAATCATCGGTTTATGCGCTGCACCGTGGCGGCGATACACAAACAACCCCAGCACAATGGCGAGACACAGCCAGACGTTCACGATACCGGCAAGGCTACTTTCCATTTCCACCCCCTCCGCCGCGCAGTCTGGAAAACAGGCCGAACAGCGATGAAATTTCCTGTTGATAAAGAAAGGTCAGTATCTTGATGGATAACGCCGAGACACCGACCGCACACAATGCATCGAGTGGCTTGTCGTTGTAGTGGGTCAGCCACTGCATCAGTGACGCAGCCACGCCAGCCCCCAGAACGCCAACCACAAACGCGACGAGCAGGTGGATAGCCATTCGCCATACCGGGATTTCTTTCTGCTGCGTGACAACAAAAAGCGCTCCGGCAAACGCGCCCACCACAACCCCGAAATCGGTATTGGTGAGAAGGCCAAACACACTGGCACCACCGATGGTGACTGCCACAGCTCCGCCGCCTGATAAGGGTTCAGACATGAGTTTCTCCTGTAAATCTGAGCCACTGACGGCCCGTAAATAACACCCGGTCAAAGGCACAGAATGACTTTTGCCGGGCGCTATCCCTTAAGGTGCCTTGTGGTCTGAGTGGACAGGGTAAACGGTATGCTGTGGTGGGTACTGCTGGGGGTGTTCAGCACCCCCGGCAGGTTGATTATCTGGATGGGTTAAAGAGAAGCGAGTTTTAATGGTGGCTTATAACATGCCCGCGCCAGCAGGTTAGCTCTTTCCACGGCATTACGCATTTCCCGTTCTGCGTCAATCATTCTGTTTACGGCTGACAGCACTTCATCATGATTCGTTACTGATTCCGGGCTTTGGGCCTGTTTCGCCAGGTAACTGGATAAACTGCACATTTCAGCATGTCGGCGACGGGCTGCATCCCGGGCCTTGTCTGAAAATGCGGTATATTCACCGAGTACTGCATAGTCGATATCGGTGTCAGAACGCATCATTTCGTGTCTCCTTTTTTCTGAGGCCCATTAATCAAAAAGCCCCACCTGGGTGGGGCTTTTCAGCGAAGTCTGTTTTTGTCGTCGGTGTATCAGTTGCCATGCGTACCGGTCTGAAATGCCGTAACGGGGACAGAGCAGTGCCAGCGCCTGCCGGTGTGAGCATCCGCCTTTTACATGCTGCTGTAAATCAGCCATAAAACGGGTGTTACGCAGGGCACGTAACGCATGATCGCAACGGGGAATGTAAAACGGTGCGCCGCCAAGAAAACGGATCAGTTTGTTGATTTCGTCTTCGGTCAGCACGTCATGTAACAGGGCATGGACACCGCCGGTGCGTTCGGCGTGTACGCCGGTTTTACCGCTTAACGTCACGCCACCAAAAGAACGAATCAACCGGGTCAGGGCGGGGAAGCCAATCACGCTAATCAGTTGCTGCACGGAATCGGGCAGCAGTGCCTGCGCATCGCGAAGATCTGTTTCACTGAAGGTCTGCATGATGGCGTCTCCGGTAGTAACTTACTGTTATTATAGCCATACATGATCGCCTGTACAGACCATAAAAAACCTCCGCGTTTGCGAAGGTTTTTGTTCATATTATTTTTTATTCTCGTTTATCAACACCAGGTATCCTCTGACATACTCCCATACTTTCTGGTTATCTGTTGGATGCACTTTTCGACAATCTATGGCTTCATTTCCATAATCGCCAATGTCAGCTTGGGCTTGTGTTAAGAGAATAACCTTCCTGAGAGCGCATCCTCTGATGGTATCCTTTGAAATATCATCCCAGCCATTCATGTATGAATAAGCCAGATTACGTTGTGCCTGATAATCGCCCTGTAATGTTTTTTTGACCAAATCTTCCTCTGAATCAGAAGCATGGGATATCCCTGTAAAACATAAAGTCAGAATAAGTAATAACAGTTTTTTCATTTACGTCTCCTTGAATCTTTAACCAGCGCCACCATCACTCCAAAAAGCTGTTCATCCGTCAGCCATTCGATCACATGTTGCTTATACATGTGAGATGCCAGTCCTTCTGCATACGCCCAGGAACGACCGGCATCAGCCAGCAACGCTTCAATTTTGGATAATACTGATTTTCTGCTCATTGCAACACGAGGGCGGCGACCTTTACCAGCGGGTGCCTTGCGCGGGAATCCCTGTTCGTGCATGTATTCCCGGATGATGCGCAGTTCATCGAGATTGCAGCGTGTGGTGCTGGTTTTACCGGTCAGGCGGGCCAGCGTCTGGCGATAAAGGGCATCATCCCACCCCAGATACGCCTGACCAGCTTTAATGGCCCCGATCATCTTTTTCAGCATGTTTGTTATCCTCAAAACGCACGGTAAAACGTGAAACGCCAATCCCTGACAAGAACGCAGCGGCACGGTCAAGAGACAACCACGTCTTGTAATCGCCACGGCGTTCCTGTAGAAAATAGGACACCCCGGCGCGGCGATTCACAGCGAAGAGATGATACACACCACCGAACCGCTGCACGACGAACTCATCCACGCCACCGCTTTCAGCCTGTTGCCGAAAGGCTGCCATTCCGATTTGTTCAATCTTCATAATGACCAAAACACTACTTTTGGCAGACCAAAAAACATGTTTTGGCCTGCATTTGATTACTGTTTAAACAACTCGCGAAATCAGGAACGTCGAGTTTCGGTGATGGCTTTCATCGTGTTGTTGCTCCGTGATTCAGAAAATTTCATGCCGGGCCTCAGTATGTGAAATAGACAGTTGCCACGCCGTTATAGTGATCAAACGACACGGCGTTTACCTCATAACTGGCCGGTAGCTTCGAGCCAAGAACGTATCCGGGCCACGTTTTCCATGGAATTTCTCTGCTCTCACTGTCGCCATATACCGTACATCCCAGTGAGCCTACAGCTTCATAAGAACGCTTACCGCACGTTATGAATCCCAGATTTTGCTTACTGCTCTTAATGGTGATTGAGTGAACGCTGGCTGATGCATTAGCAGCACGCTGTGCCTGTTGGTTTGCGATATTCGCAGAGTTCGCAGCAGCTACAGCAGCCGTAGTCGCGGCGGTAGAGGCTACAATAGCTGCTGAAGCATGCACTTGTTGGATATTCACCAACAATGCCGCGATAAAAATCATCTTCTTCACTTGTCAGCTCCTTTGCGAATCTGTTCCGCCCATTCTTCAAGGGATTTCTCCGCATATTCACCAGACAGGCCATCAATCGGATGCGCTTCATTAGCCAACTCTTCTTTCGCTGACAAAATCATGCGTGTAACGTCGAAAACTTCACGCAAAGACTTATTGATAAATCCGTGATTGAACGCAGCAGCAAGACGGCTTGCGGTGTAGTTAATCCCCTCGTTGCGTGCCTCCGCACGTATTTCAGCCAGGAAAGCATCGGTGGCTGGTGTTTCAGGTATCTGTCTCCTCATCCGTTCTATTGCATGATTGAACCCGAAGTCTTCCGCGAGAGATACGTCATCCATATTGTCATTGTCATCTTCAATATCCCGTGATTCTGGAATTGCAGACTTTATTCCCGCACTCTCCGCTGCCAGCGCCGCACGACAGGCCTCCAGTTCAGCAATACGCTTGTTTTGGGCTTCCCGCTCATCCAGTAGTGCCTGTACTACTTCAGGGTTGAAAGCTGCGATATAACGAGCGTTGTTCTCTGCGTTTTCCTGTCCATCAAAGCCGGTCCATTTGATAACGTCTTCACATCGTTTATCACCGGGTGTATGCACCGCATATGTACCAGTACCCGACGAAATAAATGCGACCCATTCGCCTTGTGTTGCCTTTTCTGCCGCCTCACGCAGTGCCTGATAGTTAATTTTGCTCACGGGTTGCCTCCTGTTCATTTCCCTTGTTCAGTTTTCGTCTGCATACAGCGCAATCATCGGGGCTTTCGAAGCTGTCTGGTTCGCGTTCACCAGAGTACATCCATCTGCGGCAGATACTGGTTACTTCATTCTCGGCAAAATAATGATATTTTTTCGACCTGGCTGGTCTGCCCCATCCAGCTGTTCTCTCGCTCACATCACGTTTTAATCCCCCCGCGCGGACCTCCTTTAGCTCCAGAAGGGCCAGCCTCAGAAGCGTCCACCACTCACTGTCTGCAACCGGCTCCATATCAAGCGCTCTGTCAGCATCAGCAATCAGTCTGGTCAGGCTCTTATCGCTTATTCTGGTTTGCTGGCTCACTGGTTGCCTCCTGTTCATTTTTTTCATTCCGGTACACAAGAATTACGACATCTCCCCGGGTAATTACGCGTGCGGGGTCGCCCTGTTGCATATGGTCAATATCAAACGCGTCATTAAACGCATTTAGCGCCTTCGCGCGCTTGTCTTTACAACGACGTTTTTCACGCTGCTTAAAGAGCGAAGAAATCAACCACCTGAATGACATAAAAGTGATATAGCCATAACCGATAAGCGCCAGACCTGTATTCATGGCTACATCTATCGTTATCGTTTTATCAATGACCATTGCCAGCCTCCTGTTTTGCCACTTTAAACGCCCGTAACATCGGGACCGTTTTACCGCTGATGACAGTGTTCATAACAATACCGATTCCACTGTGATGTAACGCTCCCGGTGCAACAAACAGCGCAGCATCTACAACTCTGAAGTAACGGTGGAACTCCCAGAACCAGCAAGAAATAGTGATAGTTGCGGTGACCCCATGGTCATAAAATTCAATTTTCATTTGCAGTTAAACCTTCTCTTATGACGTTCTACGGCAGCCTTCATATTGTTGTGCACGGTTCTTTTAATAATCCGACGTCCCACACTGTCATAGAACCGCCACCGGGAAGCCCCCGGATATCCGGGGAACTCAACCACCGCGCTACCGTCATTCATCCTGTATTCGTGGCGTTCTCCGGGCGGCTGGTATATTGCTTCGGTAACACTGAGAAGTTTAAAAGCCATCGTTACACCCTCCCCAGTGCCAGCGGTCTGTTGCTCTGACCATTAACCCCCTGATGCAGTCTGGCGTTTTTCCCGGCGATAAAACCGGCTGTAGCGGCAAACTCTGCACCTCGACACGCTTTAGCTGTGCGCATATCCCCGTCGCGTAGCCCCTTAGTGCTGTGCAGGTTCTTTCTGTAAAGCTCAAGGCGGCTTTTTTCTTCCGGGGAGACGTCATACACCGCAATGACATCACGGGCACCAAAGACCCAGCCTTCGCAGAACTGGTCGCCACGGGCTACCCGCGTGGACGGACCACAACGTTTGCAGTGTTTATCCTGATATTTCTTGCGCTCTGCCATCATCTGACGGGAAAGCACATCAAACGCGTAAGCCGCGATTTCCGGGCGGCTGTCAGAGCCATAAAAACGCACGTGACGTTTGAGTGAACCAGAAGCCCGGTATTCGCCGGATATGTAACACTCGACACCGAAGGCTTTACAGACCAGGTCACACAGGATGTGCATATAACGCGGCGGTGTACTGGCATCACTCGGCGCACCCGCGCTGGCAGCTTCCTGAATGTCGAACAATTCAGCGTCGTTTTCGCTGATGCCATGCTGGCGCATATAAGCCTGGGCTTTTGCAATAGCGTTAGCGGCTTCTTCCGGGCTTGATATTCCTCTGGCAAGGCGTAACAGTTTTTTGATTTTGGCAATGTATTTATCTTTCATGGTCGTCTGAACCTCAGCATCCTGAATTCTGAATTACGCAACTTCCGGCACGGCCTTCAGGAACGTGGGGAGTTCGTTCTGGCTGCGGCGCTGGATGAACATCTGCCGTCGATTGAGAACTGGTCGCAAGACGATTAAAACAAACGATTGTCAGATTAATTTCGCGGGCGAATTTTTTTTGCTTAGCGATATTCATAAATAAACTTCCTCAGATTCAGGCGTAAGCCAGCCCCGGCGGGTTTACGCCTGTTTTAAATAACAATTAAAAACAAATTAAATTAATGCGGTTCTTTCAGTGTTTCGACTTTTACGAAATAAGGCTCGACATTAATTTCAACCACACAACCACATTTAAAATCTCTGGCAGGTGAAACGGTTTTCACCACACGACCACCACGCAACGCCGGATGTGCAGTGTGCATGAAGCGAGTCCCTACCGGATACTGCTTATTAAAGTTCTTCGCATTCATGGCGTGGCTTCCATCCTTTCAGGTGAGCATTAGCACAGAACTCGGCCCGGTGTTCCGCCCAGATGCGGCGCAGGGTGCTACACGGGCTTTGTGCTGCCTTACGCCACAGCTTTTCAGCCTCGGCATAATCGCCGCGTTGTTCTGCTCTGGACGCGCCCAGCGAATACGCCGCGCAACTATTTCCGGCTCTGTACTCTTTGATATCCTGATGCATGTTAAACCCCTGCAATATCAAGCGGGATTGCGCGGTATTCAGCAGAATCACCGACGCGCTCATACACGCGGATATAGCTTTTGCTGCCAATTACCTGGACGGCTTCACCAATCAGTTTCATGGCGTTATCCCAGCGTTCCTCCGTAATATCGAGACGACGCAGAGCCAGAACGCGCCCGGTGTTAATGTTGCCTTCCTTGTCCGTGCTGAATGCTTCACTGATGATGGCTTTAATTTCAGGGCGCGCTCCTTCCGTCCAGTCAGCCAGACAGTCATCAATCAGTGCCTTCGCGGTCTGAATGCGTTCATCAAGCGCGATACGGTCCTGCATGGCGCGCTGAATCTTGTAACGCCCGTCAAAGCTGTAAAGTGTGATATTCCCTTTTTTACCGCCTTTCACAGCGCCGTATTTCTCCGCCGACAGGTCAATAAATGCCTGAATATCACCAAACGCACGCAGTTTCAGTTCACGCAGTGAGGCAGAGGCAGCAATCACCATCTCCACAAGCTCACCGACCAGCTGCTCACGGTCGCGGTCAATATCTTTGATAAGACTTTCAGGCGTCATCACACCACGGGCATCAACCCAGTAGCCTTCCTGCACTTTATTTTTTGTATATTGCTTAACTTTATTTTCAGTCGTCATAATTAAATTACCTCAGTGATATTTACAGATTAATGTGTGTTATGTGCGCGAGGCGCAACATTTTCAGAAAAAAGATTCACGCCGTTATAGTCATTTCTGAGCGTTTCCTTGATAGCATCATGTAATCTTGTTGCCACCTGAAACTCCTTTTCGGAAGCTCCGTCCTTCGAATAACTCCCCGTGGTCTGGGTTAAAACACAGCCTTTTTCATCGGTATAGATAATTACTTCTAACTTAACCGCCATTCTGATTTCCTCTTATTGCCATACGACGGTGCAGCCGTCGATACAGGACGTTTTCACCACGCGGCGCAGGCCGCTGAATGTCTGGATGATTTCCGTTACCGGCCATACAGGGCCGCCCACGGGCGGGCAGGCATAAACCACAGGTAAACGGTGATGTTGCCCAGTTACGCGACCGCCGGTGGTGTGGATGGCCACACGGGCACGGGAACGGACGGCGTTAATGGTCTGCTTGTCCATCATCTTGTTCTCCATCAGTGAATTAACATTTCTGCGAATTTATCAATGGCCTGCACACTGACCGGTGCATCGCTGATATCACAAATCCGGTACACACCGCGCGCCAGTTTGAACAGGCGGCGGGCATTACCCAGTGAGCGTGCGTAGAGCGCCTCGCTGATTTCCGGTTCTGCTGCTTCCGGCATCAGCCCGGTAGCTATCTGGTTAAAATCTTCCTGCGACAGCGTATCGCCCAGGTTAAGCGCCAGCGCCACACGGCTGTATAACTGGGCGAACTCACCGCGACGTCCCTTGAGGTTAATCAGAAGGCGTGGCATACCCGCCAGGACAATCCCGATACCCGCTTTGTCATGCAGACGGCGCAGAACCTCCAGTGCGCGATAGGGGAGCAGTTCAGCCTCGTCCACCATCAGCAGGCGACCGGAATCACGCAGTTCTCGCACACATGCATCAATCAGTTCGTGGATATTGCCGCGAACTTTTACCCCCAGCTGGCGGCACAGCTCCTCAAGCAGTGTTCTGGCTGTATAGCCCGGGTCGGCTTCAATCAGGACCGCATCCCGGTTTCTGGCGGCGTATTCACGCAGAATCATTGTTTTGCCAAGACCTGCCGCGCCATACAGTACGCAGATTTCACATTCCAGGTGAGCATAGGCCAACACCTCCAGTCCTTTGGCAGCCATACCGGTGGCAACAAATTTCGCTTTAATACGGCGGCTGTTTTCCTTTTCCCGCTCACGGGTCACAAAGGCAGAAATGCGTTCTTCAATATCAGCCATATCGCCCTGATATTTACCCTGTAAATACTGGTTGATAACGGCGCTGCTACGACCAATAGCACGGGCGACGTGGGTTTGCGTATAGCCGCGACGGGCCATTACGTCATTTAATTGCGTAATTAAACTCATAATTAAATACCTTTTAAATTAACGGTTGTTTGTGCCGTTTTTCTTTAAATTGCGTTCGCGTTCAGATGCGAATAAATAAAGTTCTTCTTTTTCCTTTTTCTCCAGGCGTTCCAGTCCATATCCCAGATTAAAGTCAGGCTTCTGCGTAATGGCCGGGGTAAGCTCGCGTTTAGCCTCTTCGATTTTCTGCGTGGCCCGTGCAATGCGGCCCTTGACGCGTTTCTCCAGTTTTTGTTCGATAACTGGTTTAGCGAAGGCATCAACCTTGTTACCGTTCCAGATGGCATCGCAGATATAAGAGCCATCAGCCCGCCGGACAATGACGCTGTTTGCATCATGAATATCGTAACTGACCCTGACTTCATTCCCGTGCTCTGCGGCCAGATCATATGAGTAATAAATATTGTTGAATAACTGAATTTCCCCGCGAAATGTTTTGCGCGTCACTTCCGGCCTGAACATTTCATGCAGTTCTTCCGGCGACAGGAAATCAATTTCAACATTCTGCTCTTTTATCAGTTTCCGGCGATACGCTGCCGGGCTGTAATGCTCGCCATCCTCTTTGCGAGGAAGGCTGCTGTGTGGCCGGTTGTTATAGCGTCTGACCTCCAGCTCTATGGCTGCCATCAGTTGCTCAAAGGTAGGGATTTCATCCCTCGCCTTAACCTGCCGTTTTGTCAGCTCTTTCCCTTTGTGGGTGGCCTTAATGGCTGACTGCATAATCCGTTGCTGCATCATTACGGTTTCCTTGTCTGCATCCCTTGCGCAGTACGTTTGGAAACTCAGGGCCACGTCTTTGGGTATTTCCTTGTTAACCCTTTCAATCACCCCGCGCCCCTGCGGGTTACCTGGTATCCCCGTGTGATGTTCCACACCCAGACGGGGCAGAATCCCGGTAATATCGGCATCAAGCACCAGGTTTTTTTCGCCGCCCCCGTTATCGGAGTAATAAATCAGCGGTATCCCGTGCTGTGCCATGCCGTAACGTAACGCATCAGCAACGGCTATCACGTTCTCCGACAGGGACAGTGACCAGCCCACAATAAAGCGTTGTCCTGCATCCATAACCAGCGTCACTTCTGGCCGGAAAATATTGCCGGTCAGGGGGTTAAACGCGGTCATTTTCATACAGTGACCATCCCCGACCCATACCGCATTAACCGGTAATGATGTCCACTCGCGCCGCACAAAGGGATTGAGCGAACGCCAGGCTGAACCTGTGGAGCGGAAACGCTCTTTAACAATCACCGGGACGCTGCTTAACACCCGTCTTACTGCGTGAACTGAAGGCAGTGCCGCCAGCATTCCCGCATCGTTCGCGTGTTTTTCATGCCACCAGGCTGAAAACTCGCGATACGCATATTCAACGGTCGGGCGCTTCCATGAGCGATAGAACATAAAGAAATCGCTCAACCACCAGACCTGCTCCCACGGTGTTCCCTTATGATGACCGGGAGCCAGTAACGCCAGTAACTGATTGGCATCACCGCGCGCCATCACCCAGCTGGAGTACCAACTATCCAGGCTGCCTGTGCTGACACCGGTTCGCTTTCCCTGACGTGCATTTGCAGTATTAGCTGCTTCGATAATGCGGTCAGGTAACGCCCCCATGCGCACACCATCAACGATGTGCTTTAACGCGGCCTTCCTAGTCATTCCGGCGTATTCACGCAGTTTATGCACTTCAGTAGCCAGCAATATCCGCGCATCAGCGATGGCCTTTTGCTTGTCAGTCAGTGCCTGGACTTCGCGTAATGCCAGTTCCGGGCATTTGACCATCACCTCCAGTTCATCGCGAACGGCGACGTTTTTAACTGCCTTCTGCTCAACCTCGGCGGGCAGTTGCGTATCTTCCAGGACCTGATGGGTCAGGCGCTTACGTAAAACTTTCTGCGCTTCAGCGGGCAGGCAGTCGATGTGATACTCGAATGCTTTGGTGCCTTCACGCTTGCGCTTCCATTCCGGGTGCGTCTCTGTGATCCGATTGAGCGTCCAGCGCACCCCCTGAACTGTACCGGGCAAACCAGGAAGACCGGCCAGCTCATTGGCTGAATAAAACATTACGCCGCCTTACTGGCATACCGGCTTGGCCAGATCTCCGCAGGTTCCACACCAATAGCATCGGCTATGATGCGTTCATATTTAGGGCATGAGCGATACAGTGCATTTTTTAAAGAGTCTTTTTTTAGACCAGCGCGTTCAGAAAGTTCACGCAATGTAAAACCTTTGGTGTGCACAGCGGCAACGATGTACTCGCGGTGCCAGTCTTTGTTCATTACTTCATTTCTAACCATCAT